GACTTCGGCACGATTGTGCTCTCGTCCTACGCTGCGAACGCGGCATAAGGGAGAACATCAGATGCCAGCTCGTGATTATGGCTACCAGCTCGTCCACTATCTTCGGAAGGGCATTACTTTTGCGGACAACGGCCTGACGGTCACCATCGGTGACATTCCGGCTGGGTCTCTCATTCTCAGGCCAGTGTCTGGCGTGGCAATTCATGTCGCCTTCAACGGCGCCACGACCAACACGCTCGATATCGGCCCGTCTACCGATGCCGGAACGAACCTCTACGCGACGCTTCTCGCTCTTGGTTCGATTGGCTACGTCGCGCTCGACGAGGCGGTCACCAACTTGGTTACCGTCGAGACACGCGTGCAGGCGGCTGTCGTTTCGACGACGGGCGCTACGGCGGGCGTCGGCGAAGTGCTGATCGCCTACGCGCCTGACAACGACATGTAACGGCCTTGCCTTTTGGGGCACAGCAGTCGCGGGTCGTACACAAGCCTCCTGTGTGCGGCCCGCGATTTGCGTTCGGAGGAATTAGAATGAGCAACCACGTCGGCTCGCGCCGCCGCACGATTGTCGCACAGCAGACGGCAGACATGAGGGCTACGCTACCCGCAGGCTTTGTCGGTGGCTTCGCGGGGTCTGACGTGCGTCCGATGGTGCCTGAGACTGACAACGGCATGGTGCATGCGGAGACAATCCCGACAAAGCGGCGTGGCCCCGGTCGCCCCCGTATCCGGCGAGTTGAGGTATGAGCACCTACGGGGCGATGCAGACACGCATAGCGTCCGACTTAGAGCGCGCTCTGGCTGACACGTCCTTCGCTTCACGCACGTGGGCGGATGAGATCAAGGCCGCAATCGGCGACGCGATCACGATTTACCAGTCCAAGAGCTGGTGGTTCCTGCAGCATCCCCACGCGGGGGTGGGCGGGACAAAGACAAACACGACGATTGCGAGCAACTCCTACGTCGCCGAGCCTACCGGTCTGGTCGAGCTGGTCTCGCTTCGCCTGACGGCGTCGAGCCAGCTGAAGATGCTGACCCCGATCACGATACAGGAGATGGAGAGCCGCCACGACGGCACGACATCGACCAACGAGCCTTTCGAGTACTGTCGGTATGGCAGGCGCGTGCGGCTCTATCCGACGCCGAATGCCGCATACACGCTGACGTGGACCGGCATCTTTGAGGAAGCCGATCTGGTGGCTGACGGAGACACCAACAACTGGATGACGTACGGCGAGCTGGTAATCCGCGCGATGGCGAAGCTGATCCTGCTGCGTGACTACATCAAGAGCTACGACGACATGCAGGCGGCGGCGGCGGCGGTTCAGGTCGCCGAGCAGGCGCTCGACCGCGAGCACGCAAAGCGCACGGCGACACGGCGTCTACAGGTGAGGTGGTAGGTGCCTGAAGAGATGCCGCCCGCGATGTTTACCTACGAGACGACGCCTGACACGCGCATGCTCGTCGTATGCACGGTGGGCAGCTGCCGTGGCGCTGCGCGCGTGGGCTCCAAGGGACTGGATGACGCAAAGGCTCGCGCCGAGGCGCAGGCCAGAGCCAAGCTTGCGGAGACGCCGCAGTGATCGAGTTTGGTGTCTGGTCTCCAAACCTCCCGATGGTGCGGGCTCCGCATCTCAGGCAGGCGAACAACTGTGTGCCGACGCTGGAAAGCTACGCGCCATTCCGGGACATTGCAGTCTCGACAAACGCGCTCGACGCAAAGTGTCAGGGCGCGATCTGCGCCCGCGACATTGACCAAGCGGCTCACATCTACAGCGGCAACGCGACCAAGCTGTACGAGCTGGAAAACTTCACGTGGACAGACCGATCCAAGGCGGGCGGCTATGGCCCCCTCGCCTCGACTCAGCGGTGGCGTTTTGCGACCTACGGCGACCGACTGATTGCGACGAACGGCACGGACGCGGTGCAGTTCATCGACATGAGCAGCGGCACGGTGTTCGCAAACCTAGGCGGGTCTCCGCCGACAGCTGAGCTGGTGACTTCGTTCGGCGAGTTCGTCGTGCTGGGGGCGACGACCGGCTCGCGCATGACTATTCACTGGTCTGGTTTCGGCAGCTCCACTTCGTGGACGCCGGGCACAAACCAGAGCGACGAGCAGGAGTTTGCGGACGGCGGACGCATCACCGGCTTTGGTTCGCTGGACGTGCTCTACATCTTTCAGGCGCAAGCTATCCGCCGCATGAACTACGTCGGCGGCGCGACCATCATGACAATCGACAAGCTGATCGATGGGATCGGCTGCGTCGAGCCAAACTCGCTGTGCCAGTGGGGCCGCCTGTTCTTCTTCCTTGCAGAAGACGGGTTCTACATGTTCGACGGCAATGACGTGACGCCAGTCGGCGCGGGTGTGTTCGACGCATGGTTCCGAGACAACTCATCCTCTGGCCAGTGGCCGCAGATGTCGGCGGCAATTGATCCGCGTCAGAAGCTGGTGTGCTGGGCGTTCTGCTCGGAAGCCAACTCGAACGGCATTCCAGACACCGTGCTGGTCTACAACTGGGTCTCGCAGCGCGCGACGGTCGCGACAGTCAACTGCGAGATACTGCTGTCTGCGGCGTCTCTCGGCGTGTCACCGGACGACCTGACGACGACAGACGTAGACGCGATGACGGTGTCGTTCGACGACCCTGTGTGGCTCGGCGGCGCAAACTACCTCGCCGGGTTCTCGACGGCGCACAAGATGGGCTCCATTCTGGGCGGGGCTGGGTTGTCGCTTGAGGCGCTATTCGAGACTGGCGACACGATGCTGGGTGGGCAGGGGCGCTCGACCGTCGAGTGGATGCGCCCGATCTCCGACGCGACCACGGCGACAATCGCGGCGGGCGCGAGCCTCTTGCCGACTGACAACCCGACTTACACAGGCTCGGTGTCGATGCAGCCGAGCGGGCGCTGTCCGCTGCGTGGCGTCAACGGCAACTTCACGCGCGCAAAGCTGACGATCCCGGCGGGGGCGACGTGGACGTTTGCGAGCGGCGTCGATCTCAAGGCTAAGCCTGCGGGGGCTCGATAGATGGCGCTACTCAACTCACGAATAACTGCCCTGCTCAAAAACGGGATCAAGACTAAAAACGATATGGATGAGCTGCTTGAGATAAGCCGCAACGCAGGGGTCGATCCTCGCGGACTAACCAACATGCTTCGTAGTCACGGCTCGCCGATCAACTGGTCGCCCGTCTCGACGACCAAGCTGCGTGTCCCCCTCAACGAGCACGAGCTGTTGGTGACCCCATCGAATAACCCGCTCGGCAAGACGGGCAAGGTCTCTCTCGACGATCTGCACGGCGGAATTATCATTCCAGCAATTGGCGACCGCACGCGGGCTGGCGTCACGCTACGCGAAATAAACGGGACAAAACTATCTCAGCCTGTTGATCTGGAGGGAGGCGCTCGCTTTTCGCAGGCTCAAAAAAACAAAAAACAGAAAAGCGTGTGGGCATCAGGTTCGGATGTCACCACGAGAATACAAAATACGATTGACCGGCTGGCGGAGCAGTATCCCGGCGTGAGGCAGTACCTCATGCACACGTCGATGGGCGGGTCGAGCAGCGACTTCGCAACCATGAACTCCGACGTGCTTATGGGCCTCATAGAGGCGAACGGGTTGTCGAAGGCCGCCGCTGCGGCAATTGACGATAAAATGCTACAGCTTGGCGGGGGCAAGTGGGTTGGCATCAACGACAAGGGAACACGTGGCCTGCTGCGTAGCAGCTCGGCTCTGCGAAAATTGCTGATGGAAGAGCTATCCCCGGCAGAGATGCAAAAGATTGAGAGCATGCCAGACATTGGCGCTATCAGGCACGCGACGACTGACCCCGATCTCGTAATGACGCCAAACATGACAACTGGACTGTCCGTATCGGAAGTCTTTCCCGGCAGGGCGACAAACGCCACGCCAAAAACGCCGCATCTTTCTTACGACACGCATCTGAGGGGCAAATATATGGGGGAGCTGGAGACACTCCTGCCGGGTCACGTCGCCTATCCCGACTTTGAAGCGATTTATGGCAACTACCTGCCAGCCCACAAAGAATACACCTTCCGCCTGAACATGCCGCACCAGCAGATGGACGACCAGTGGCGTGACGGCGTCGAAGCTTGGCTGAAGCAGAGGCTGAAATGACCTCCGAGGCGCTCAAGATACCCCCCGGCGGCGAGACGCCGCGCAGGCTGGCAGACGCGCTTAACAATCACGCAGGCTTTATCAATTATGGACTGCTTCAGTCGCGCACGGTGGCGCAGCTGGCGGGCGAGGCACACGAGGCGGGGCGCATGTTCTTCTGCACTAACGAGACGGGCGGCGCGCAGCCGGTGTTCTCGGATGGCGCGGCGTGGCGTCGATGCACTGACAGGGCGGTAGCGAGCTGATCATGGAAACGCTTCTTGAGGTCGAAACGGATCGTCATCTGGTGATGCTGTCGCCGGACGACCTGCATGCCGTCTGGGACGACATCCTGCCGCTGATCGAGAAGGCGTGTGAGTACTCCGGCGGGACGTTTTCGCCGGACACGGTGCGGCGTCTTGTGGACAGCGGCGTCATGCGGATGATCGCCTACAAGAGCGACACCCGCATCACGTCGCTGGTGGTCGTCACGGTCACGCAGGCGGCGACCGGCCTGCGCCTGTTCGAGATCGTGCTCGCCTCTGGCGAGGGCATGCGCGACTGGCTGCACTTCGAAGACACGGTGAAGGCATACGCCAAGCAGTTCGGCTGTCACCGCATGCGCTGCATCACACGTGAGGGCATGCAACGCACGCTGCGGCACTGGAAGCGGACTGCAGTCGTTCTGGAACTCGATCTGGCTGACAAGAAAGACATCAACTGATGGGCAACCAGACACCCGGCATGGAAGCGGGCGCGTGGGACGCGCCGTCTGGCGGAGGCATGGGAGGCGGAGCCGCAGCTCCGCAGAATATGTACGCTCCGTTTGGCGGCAGCGCGAGCCGCATGATGGCGCCGCCGGGCTCCGTGCAGGGTGCGCCTCCCGCTCCCGGTGCATGGGGCGCGAACATAATGGCGGGCATGCCCGGCGCTACGCAGGACACGTACTTCCCGCTCAGTAACGCCGGGCTGGGCAGCGACAATCGGTTCAGCGTAGACAATCAGCAAGTCGCTATGGCTCCGCCGCCGTCGCAGGCGGTTGCTCCGCAGGACATGTACGCGCCGTCGAGCGACACCTTTAACAGCGGCTTCGACCTCAATGCCGGTTTTGATCGTCGCAATCTCGGCAATCTCCGGACGGGCGACAGCTACTCCCCGCAGCCGATCTACAACACCCTCATCGACGGCGGCGGCGGGCTTGTCGGCGGAAACCGGTACAACGTAAACAATCAGCAAGTCGCTATGGCTCCGCCGCCGTCGCAGGCGGTTGCTCCGCAGAATATGAGCGCGCCAACTGGTACGGCGGTGCCGGGCACGTGGAATGACGGATCGACTCCGTACTCGTACTATCTCCGAAACAACCCGGATGTGGTCGCCTATTACAACAGGCCCAACAACGCCAAGCTCGTGGCGATGTTTCCGACCATCGACGACTTCGCGAGGTATCACTACGAGACCTTTGGCAGGTCCGAGGGTCGCCTCCTCAACGATCCGAGACCTCCGACTGCGACCGGAGGTGTGGGCGGCACTGGCGGCACCGATCCGACCGGCGGTCGCGGCGGATTGCTTCCGCCCGGCACAAGCCCGCCGCCGCCGCCCTCGCGGCCTATCGACGGCGGCACGACGCCACCTCCCGGCGGCACATCCCCAACCACGCCTCACGGCGGCATGTATGATCCGCCGCTCAGCACCGATCCCGGCACGCCTCCCGGCGGCATGCTCGCGGGCGCTCCGCAGTACTACGGCGGATCGACCGTCGCGGACTATTCGCCTCAGACCTATCAGGCGCTGCAGATGTTGCAGAACTATGCCGCGCAGGGCGCTCCCGGCTTGCAGGGCGCGTACTCCGCGCTCGGCAACATGATGGGCAATGCCGGTGGCCTCGGCTACGGCGGCGACGCAGTCTCAGCCTACGCCAATGGTCAGGTCCAGAACCTAGACCGGGCGGGTGTGGCGGCGGCAGCCAACTACCAAGTCGCGCCGTCTATGTACGGCTCGCTTATGCAGTCGCAATCCAATCCGTATGGCCAGATGGCTGCGGGCTACGGGATGACCGACATCATGGGCGGCGCGATGCCGCTTCTGAACGCGTCAACCGGCTCCAACCCGTACACGTCGATGATGTCGGCGGCGGGCAACAACTCGGCCTACGCGGGCGCGTCCCAGTTTCTGAACGCCGGGATGGGCCAGAACCAGTTCATCAACTCGATTGGGCAGGCGGGCGGGCGGAGCGCCTACGGTGGCGCACAGGGCCTCCTGAACGCCGCTGGAGCGAATAACCAGTCCATCGGTGGGATTGCCCAAGCTGGCAACCAAAGCGCCTACAGCGGCGCGCAGGGCCTCCTGAACGCGGCTGGCGGGCAGAACCAGTTCATCAATCAGATCGGGCAGGCGGGCAACCAGAGCGCCTTCGGCGGGGCGTCTCCGTTCTTCAGCGCGGCGGGCGCAAACAACACCGGCATAAACCAGATCAACCAAGCGGGCGGGCAGAGCGCCTACGGTCAGGTGTCGCCGCTACTCCAGCAGAGCGCGGGCTACAACACTGGCATAAGCCAGATCAACGCCGCTGGCGGGCAGGGAGCCTTCGGCGGCGCGCAGGGCCTCCTGAACGCCTCCACGGGGCTCGCCAACACGCAGGGCGTGCTGAGCGCGGCGGGACAGTCCAGCCTCAACGCGGCCTCTCCGTTCCTGCAGCAGGCAGGCGCGGCGAACCCGTACACCAGCCAGATCGGACAGGCGGCGTCGCAGGGCGTGGCCGGTCAGCTCGACTCAAGGCTGAGCGGCCTTAGCGGCCAGAACCAGTTTGTCGATCCGATGGTAACGGCAGCCAATCGCGCGTCGACCGCTGGCACGAGCCAGCTGCAGTCCATTGCGAACATGGAAAACCCGTACCTCGACCAGCTGTACAATCGCGGCGCGGAGAAGGTGCGAAACCAAGTCAACGCGCAGTTCGCGCAGGCTGGCCGCTACGGAGCGAATGCGGCGTATGGCGAGGGCCTCGGCAACGCGCTGGGCGACCTCTACAACCAGATTTACACGCCCGCGTTCGAAAACATGCAGCAGCGCGGCATGCAGGCGGCGACGACGTTGCTCGGCGCGGATCAGCAGAACCGCTCGGCTGCAATGCAGGGATACAATTCCGCCGCGCAGCTCGCCGAGGCGCAGGCTGGG